CGTTTTAAGTGCGTGGCGGCAGGCCGACGAACAGGGAAGTCCTATCTAGCCGCTATTTCTCTTATCCTCGCCGCTTTAGATGATAAACCCGGAAAGGTCTTTTACGTTGCGCCGACACAGGGTCAAGCGCGCGACGTTCTCTGGCACACCATCTTTGATATAGCCAACGACATTATTGAAAGAAGCCACATCAACAACCTAGAAATCACTTTAGCCGGTGGCAATACTATTTACCTGAAGGGAGCAGATAGACCTGACTCCCTCCGGGGTGTTTCCTTAAAGCATTTAGTTCTAGATGAGTACGCTTTTATGAAGCCTGACGTGTTTGAGTCTATTCTCAGACCCGCCTTGGCCGACCAAAAAGGAACAATGATCGCCATTGGTACTCCCGAGGGCCGAAATCACTTCTACGACATGTTCACTGGGTCTAATTCTTGGGAGGGATGGGAGAATTTCCACTACACGTCCTTTGATAACCCCCTTGTTGACAAATCTGAGATAGAACACGCGCGTCAAACCCTACCGGCGTGGGCATTTGCCCAAGAATTCATGGCTTCTTTTGACGCTAGGACGGGTGGAATCTTTGATGCTGACAGCTTCCTGTACCACGAAGAGTGTAAGGAGATCGGAGACCATTATATCTCTATTGACTTGGCTGGATTTAAGCAACAGGGCCAGCGAAAAGCCAAGAAGCGCGATAACTCTGCCATTGCGGTGACAAAAGTAACTCCTGATGGCAAATGGTGGGTTCAAGATATGATCTACGGCCAGTGGAGCCTAGACGAAACCTGCCAGAATATCTTTGCCGCTGTAGAAAAGTACCGGCCTATTAAGGTTGGGGTTGAGAGAGGTATTGCACAGCAGGCGGTTATGTCTCCCCTTGGGGATCTAATGCGCCGTAAAGGAAGAATGTTCCACATAGAACTATTAACCCACGGAAATCAGAAAAAAGAAGACCGAATTGCGTGGGCGTTAGAGGGGAGATTTGCCAACGGCATGATCTCGCTAAAGAAGGCGGCTTGGAACGACAGGCTCGTAGACGAGGCGGCTAACTTCCCCTCCACCCTTGTCCACGATGACCTTATCGATGCACTTTCATACGCCGACCAGATGGCGCAGATCGCTTACCTAGACGGAATTGAATTGGCCGACGAGTGGGAAGCCCTCGACGTGGCCGTAGGATATTAAATGACTGATTTAGAACATATTGGAATAGATCAAGGTCTCACCGAGTGGGTCGAAACACTTACGACCGAATGGAGAGAACATTATGAGTCTAACTATGAAGCCAAGCAGGACGAATATTACCGACTCTGGCGTGGGATTTGGGCTGAAGATGACAAGACCCGCCAATCAGAGCGTTCTAGGATCATTGCCCCCGCCTTACAGCAGGCAGTTGAGAGTGCTGTAGCAGAAATAGAGACAGCTTCATTCAGTCAATCCTTTTTCTTTGACATTGATGACGCTAAAAAGACTCCACCCCCACCCCCTCAAGGTCAACCTCCTCAGATGATGCCCCCCGAGGCCATGCAGGGGATGGGTGGTGGTCAACAAGGCCCACAAAATCAGCCAACAATGGAAGAATCTTTGGCTGTTAGAGACCAATTACACAAAGATTTAGAGCGCGCTAACTACCGAGCGGCTATTGGAGAGATCTTAATTAACGCCGCAGTGTATGGAACAGGCATTGGTGAGATCTCTATAGAAGATTCTAAGGAATATGTGCCAAGTACCCAGCCATTAGACGGTATGCCGGTAGAGGCAAGCCTTGTTGAGTATGGTGTAGAGACAAAAAACAGGCCATTGGTCAAGCTGACCCCTATACAGCCTAAAAACTTCCTCATTGACCCCAATGCTACCTGTGTAAGCAGTGCTATGGGTGTCTGTATTGAGGAGTTTGTTGGGATACACACTATTGAACAGCTACAAGAGTCCGGTGTGTACCGTGATATAGACATCACAGTAGATGCCAGTGACCCAGATATTGATGCTGACTCAGAATTGACCAATCAGCCTGTTAGAAAGGTAAGGGTTAAGCGGTATTACGGGTTAGTCCCTACCGACCTGCTAAAGGAAGAGGGCGTTGACTCTGAAGACCTAGAAGATGGCAAGTACACAGAGGCAGTTGTTGTTGTTGCTAACGGCGAGATTCTTAAAGCACAGGCCAATCCTTATATGTGCCAAGATCGGCCTATTGCGGCCTTCCCTTGGGACATAGTACCCAGCCGGTTCTGGGGTCGTGGTATCTGCGAAAAGGGCTACATGTCTCAGAAGGCATTAGACGCCGAAATGAGAGCAAGGATTGATGCACTAGCACTAACTACCCACCCAATGATGGCGGTAGACGCAACCCGAATCCCAAGAGGGGACAAATTCGAGGTTCGTCCCGGCAAGATGATCCTAACTAACGGCGCACCACAAGAGTCAATCATGCCGTTTAAGTTTGGTCAGGTAGATCAGATCAGTTTCAGCCAAGCTCAGAACCTACAGATGATGGTACAGCAGGCTACAGGCTCACAGGACGCCGCTGAGATGGCGAAAGGCCCATCAAGCGACACAACTGCCGCTGGTATCTCAATGAGCATGGGCGCGGTTATGAAGCGTCAGAGAAGGACGCTGGTCAACTTCCAAGAATCCTTCTTTAAGCCGTTAATCAAGAAAACTGCTTGGCGTTACATGCAGTTTGATCCAGAGAAGTATCCATCAAAGGATTATCACTTCTCAGTTATATCCAGCTTGGGTGTTATTGCTAGGGAGTATGAGGTTCAGCAGTTAGCCCAGATCTTACAGGTGGTGCCACCACAGTCTCCTATTCATGGAGCTATGGTTAAGGCCATCATTGAACACATGAATGTCACCAGCAAAGAGAAACTGCTGGAAGTTGTAGATCAAGCTAGTCAGCCCAACCCCCAAGCAGAGCAAATGCAACAGCAACAGATGCAAGCGCAGATGCAATTACAGCAAGCCCAGACTGCTGTACTCATGGCGCAAGCCAAAGAAGCTGAAGCACGGGCGGCTAAGTACATGGTTGAGATGGATGTCATGCCTAAAGAAATGGCATTGAAGTACTCTGACATGGACAAAGACGGCAAGGTTGATGATGACTTTGAGAAGAAGATTCAGCTAGCCAACATGCTGATGCAAGAAGACAAATGGCAAGTCGAGAAAGAAGAGCGTCAGCAGAACATGCAGAACAAGATGGGCGAGCAGGAAATGCTCCAACAAATGCTACAGCCACAACAACCTCAACAGATGCCACCGATGGCTGAGGAACAACCTCTGCAATGAGTACTGACGCTATTAGCTTAGTCACGATCATTGCGTTAATTCGCAAGGAGATTGCTGAGTCTCGCGTTGAGGGTAAGGCAGGCAAGGATGGTAAGCAGGGTGGTACAGGTGAGCGCGGTGCAAAAGGTGACACCGGCCCACAAGGTAAGGCTGGCCCTAAAGGTGGTGACGGCAAGCAGGGTAAAGCTGGTAAAGATGGCAAGGACGGCAAGGACGGTAAGGATGCTGAAGAAGCTGTAGGCATTGCTAACATTGAGCAGGATGTTGATAACGCCATTGTCGTGACCATGACTGATGGCACGACCTACACCATTGAAATGCCTTTAGGCCAGAACACAGAGGTTCACTACAAGGTAAGTGGTGGTGGTAGTGGTGGTGGATCAGGCACTGTAGACTTATCTGGTTATGTAGAAAAGCCCACCAGCAACACAGCTTGGATGGTGTACAAGAAGGGCGCGCCAAACAAAGGCTGGTCACCTGTTACCACTGACCTAGTAGCCACTAACTCCGATGTTGTGTTTAGAGATTCTAAGGGGCGATTTAAGTCCACCGAGAATGTTCCCGAGCTTAACAATCAGCTTGAGGTAAACCGCTGGTTCCTAGAGCAGTTAGAGGCTTCTGGCTTACCTGTTCACATACAGCCTGATGAGCCAGATAGAAAGTTAGATGGTGATCTTTGGTTTAACAATGATGAAGATGTCATGCAGTTGGTTGTATGGCACGTTGATTCTGATGCTTGGATTCCTATTGCTCCCCCTACAACCCTAGAGGGTAGGGTGACTACTGGCGAAGCAACACAGCTAGCTATTATTGATCAGATTGAAGAGTCTCTGACTAAGCAGTCTCAAATGGACACTGTTATTAACAACATTGCTGACGCAGTTCCAAACAAAGTAGATAAGTCAGGCACTAACCAGCTACCTGATGACACTGATTGGAAGATTAAGCAAAACACTTCAGAAGGCAAGAACAAGACACTGATACATGGCGTTGGTGGTCGGCTTGGCGTTTATAACCTAAAGGAGCCTACCGAGTCACATCATGCGGCCACTAAGAGCTATGTAGATTCTAGGTCTAATGCTGGCGATGGTGTCTCTGCTTCTAGACCACCCGGCC